CAGCGATTGCAGCCATTAACGGCCCCATGACAATTCCGATTACAGGCATTGCTGATCCTGATTGATAAGCACTCATAACTGATTGAATACCTGTCACAATAGCTGTTGCAAGTTGTATCTTTTTATCTCTCTCAAAAGCCTTTTTTCTAATAGCCTCTTTTTTCCTTTCATCATTTCCAGCCTTTGCAAGTTCAGCCTCTGTTATAGCTTGACTTAAACCAGATAGTCCACTCAATGCTTGACCTGCTGCCTCTAGTCCTTGTTGTGTAGCTTTAAACTTTTTATCCTCAGAGATCTGATGTAACCTTTCACTATTATCCCTAAATGCTTTCTCAATTTTACCTAGCTCCTCTGTCTCAGCTTTTTTGTTTAGTACAGCTAAATTTTGTGATACATCCGGCACATCCTTTGCCTCCATTTCAATATTAAAAGAGTCTACAATCGCATTTCTTTTTAATCTAAATTGTTCCTCTAGCGCCAACATTCTCTCGTCATGTTGAGCTTGTGTGATCTCTCTGTTTTTTAATGCCTCATCTAGTTTTGTATTTTCTCTCTCAAATTGTATTCCTAATGTTTCAAGCTGAACAGCCATTGTCTGTTCTTTATTAGCTTGCTCCATATCCTCTGTTTGCCTGTCAAAATCTTGCCTCTTTTTGACCATAGCCTTGTATTTCTCAAAGTTTCTCCTCCTAACCTCTTGCTGTCTTTTTTCATCTTCAAGTCTATTCTTTTGTCTTGTATGCCAAAATTGATCATCTATGTCTTGTAAGTCTTTAAGCTCTTGTCTCCTCCTATCATTATTTTCTCTAATGCTTTTAGCTGTCTCAAAATCCTCTTCCTCTAATGCTTTAAAATATGCCTCCTTGCCTTCAGCAATACCATCTTTTTTTGATTGTATAGCATTTAAGTTTAAAGCTATTTGTTCGCCTAAAAGTTTTTGCTCCATTTCAAAAATCTCTTCATCTGTAGCACCTTTTAGTTTTGCTATTTCTATTGCTTGATCGCCCTCTCTTTTAACTAACTTTATTGTTCTCTCTAATGCGGCAGCGATCTTATTGTAAGTTTTTTCTATTCTTTCATTTGCCTCAGCTGCTGTTTCTGTTGCCTCAGCTGTACCAAACCATGCACTCATTAAATTAGATACTGGATTGAAAAGTGCAGCAACTAAAGCAATTAGTGCAGCAATACCAGCAACAATTAACCCAACAGGATTTAAAGACATTACTACATTTAAAATCTTTTGCACGACAGTTGATGCCATGATAGTAGCTTTTAAACCCTTAAATGCTTTTATACCTTCACGAACAGAACTAATACCCTGGGTGATTGCCATAGCAGACTGCACTCTTAATAAAGCCTCATTAACAGCCTCAGACTCTACACCAAAAGTACCCATAGCTCCTGTGCCTATAGCAAATGCACCCGATACCCCTTGTATTGCACCTCCTAAGTTTTGGGCCGTAGTTTGTGCCATTGCATCAATTTGCATATCTGTTTCAATAATTACTTTTTTGTAATTACCTACTTTAGTTTGTAAATCTTTAAACTCTTGGCTGCTTGTGTCACCTGCTGCTGCTAAAGCATACATTGCATCCTCAAGCTCACCGATCTGTGTTGTTAATGGTTTTATCCCTTTATTTGCACCCTCAAAAACCTCCTCAAAAGTTTTACCGAGTTTATCCATGTTCTTGATAGCCTCCTTAGTCTGCGCATCAATTACAATCTCTCTTACTATCTTTTTTGCCATGCTTTCTCTCTTTTAAGCTGTTCTTTTTTTTCTTTAATAGTCTTAGGTATTTTATACTTACCTTTTGCTATATCAATGTTTTCACTTACACCAATATATTTGTCTTGTGCTAATAGCTCTAAAATTGTATCAATCATATTATCCCTCTTGTCTTATTAGAATTGTTGTTGTCTCTATAGCATTACCAGCCGCATCATAATATGTCACAGGGATCTGTTGAGACCTTTCTGATCCTGTTGTATTTCTAGGTATTGTAATATCCAATGTTCTTTCTGTTGTATGTGTAACTGGCAATGTCAATGTTATAAATTGTGTTTCTCTAGTTGCTGCAAAAGTTACATATCCACCACCACCATCAAATTGCTTTGTAGCATTTGGAGGTTTTAACATTTTAAAAGGTAAATTCAATGTACCAGCATCAGATGGCACAGGCGCATTTGGTGTTGCTATCACACCTTTCTCCTCAACAAAATTGGAGATCAATACAAACTCAACTACTCCAGTTGTTAAATCTGATTTCATTGTGTCAATGGTGTACTTTTTTTCACGCAATAT